TGCAGGCGAAAGAAAAACTCGACGCCATCGGCGCAGCCGTGCGAGCCGGTGTCATTACGCCCTCGCAAGAAGTCGAAAGCTCCATCCGCTCCATGCTGGCCTTGCCAGAAATGAATGAGGAAGTCCTCAGCGAATGGAACAAAAACCCAATCCGCTCACCGATCACGCTCACCAACGCGCTTGCCGATCCGGTCGAGCCGACACCGCCACCACTCCCCGAAGATTTAACACCCATCGAACCATGAACACACCCACCTCCACTCCAAAATTTTATGCAATGGAATCCACCGGCAACAATGAAACCACGATCACTCTTTATGACGAGATCGGTGCTTTTGGCGCAGGCTCAAAGCAATTCCTCGGAGACCTTGGCAAGCTCTCCGGTCAACACATCCACCTCCGTATCAATTCGCCCGGGGGTTCCGTGGTTGAGGGCACCGCGATTTACAACGCTCTCCGCCGGCACAAAGGAGGGGTGACCGTCCACATCGACGCGCTCGCCGCCAGCATGGCCTCCGTCATCGCCATGGCCGGCGCTCCGGTCTACATCGCCGACAACGCCCTGATGATGATCCATAACCCTTGGACCGTCAGCATGGGAGGAAGCGAAGACCTCCGCAAAGAAGCCGACCTCCTCGACATGCTCAAGGTCAATCTGCGCAACGCCTACGTCCGCAAGACCGGCATGAGCGAAACCGATATTTCCGCCATGATGGACGCCGAGACATGGCTCGACGCAGTGGACGCCGTCGCCCTCGGATTTGCCGACGCCATTGAGGAAGGGGTCGCAGCAGCCGCAACAGCTACCCCCGAAAATCTCCGCGCTCGGTTTGACACCTTCGCTAAAGCAAAACCTATGGACAACATCGAAACACCCGCCGCTCCAGAAGTAGAGGCAACCGTCGTGAGCGAATCCGCTCCAGTTGAGCAGCCAGCTATCGAACCCGCTCCCGCCGTGGAAGCCGAACCCGTAGCGCAAGAAGTCATCGCCCCTGCTATTGAGGAAGTCGTCGAAGCTCCCGCAGCCGAAGAGCCGCAAGCCAAGGCATCCATCGCCGATTCGATCCTTGCAAAATACAACGAGCTTTCCGCAAAGCTCGACAGCGCACTCGCCGAATCCCTCGCTTACAAAGCGAAGTTCGACATCGCAAGCCAAGACCTCGCCCGCCTCGAGCGCAGCCTCGGCCTCTCCGCAGCCCGTCAAGTCCCCGTTGTCACGCCAACAGAAAACGCCGCGAACATTTACGACCAGTGGAAAAACGCCACCGGCGCAGAGAAGACCCGCATTTTCCGAGCCAACCGCAAGGCGCTCGAAATCGCATCTAAAAATTTGACACCGCAATAATTCACGAAAACCCGAATCCAACCCACCAACTCAAAATAACATCATGGCCACTACCATCAGCTCCGAACTCAAACTGAATGTCGTTCTCGACAGCGCTCTCATGGCGCTTCGTGAAGCACTTCTCCCACTCAACTCTTTCTCGACTGTCTACAACAGCGTTCCGCTGCAAGGCACCGACAAGATCGCCGTTCCATTCTTCCCTCTCGCCACAGACGCGACGAGCGACTTCAACGGAACGTATGCGTTCTCCGATTCCAACGCGATCAACAGCCGCGAGATCACGGTGAACAAGCGCAAATACCAAGCGCTCTCCTTCACATCGAGCGAACTCGCTCGCCAGCCTTATTTCAACCCCGAGCAACTCGGATTCTTGAAAGGCCGCAAGCTCGCCGAAGACATCCTTCGTGACGTCCTCGGAGTCGTGACGCTCGCCAACTACGGCGCAGCGATCCACACCGGCGCAGCTTCCAGCTTCGACAGCGACGATTTGATCACGATGAAGACCGTGCTCGACCAATCCAAATGGGCGAAGTCCAGCCGCGTCATGATCCTCGACAACGCTTATGAAGGCGCTCTTCTCAAAGACGCTTCGATCAAAAACGCAGCCGCAGTCGGCAGCGCATCCGCCATCCAAAACGGACGCCTCCCACAGATCGCTGGCTTTGACGTTATCGGCACCAACCTCATCCCCGGCAACTCGCAGAACCTCGTCGGAATGGTTGCACTTCCCGAGGCAATCTTGGTTGCTTTCTCGCCAGTGGCCCCATCGCCCGGCGTTCGCAACAACCTCACAGCCTACGAAGTGGCAGTCGATCCAGAGACCGGCCTCACCATCGAGTATCGCTCATGGGGCGATCCCGACACGGACACAGAGAAATCCGTCATCGAGGTCAACTACGGCTTCGCACTCGGCCACGCCGCCGCCCTCAAGCGCATCGTTTCCGCTTAATCCTCATGCGCCTTGGAATCACACTCGCACGCAACGGCGACACTTGGCAGGTCAAGCACCTGCCGAGCGTCCCGCTCGCCGAGCAACTCACCGACTTCAAAGCCAAGCAAGTCGCCGGTGAGTTCAGCGCAGACGAAACCATCATCGTATCACTCAACGAAACTCTGAAGCGCCACGCCTCAAAGCACAGCGCCGTTGTTGAAGTCGAAATGGAAGACTCGCCCAAGAAAAAGAAGTAATTCCTCGCGCCTCACAGCGCAACCCGCAAAGCCCGGCTGGACCTTTCACCAGCCGGGCTTTTCTTTTTGACACGTCACGTCGGGTATGTCGCCCGCATCCCGCAACGCCCTCGCTCTTCGCTCCGCAGCCGCGAGCAATGCGCTCCACGGCATCGTCGTTAAGTTTCGCGGGCAGGACATCCGCGTTTGTTTGGCGGCCACAGTCATCGGCCTCGATCTCGACACCGGCGGCCTCAAGCAGGGCGGCGAGTTTAAGTGCCGATTCTTGGTTTCGGATCTCCCGCTCCCTCCTCGCCGTGGCGAGCTGGTCTTGCACAACGGCCGCACCTACCTCATCAACGAAATCACGCAGCAAACTATCTTTACCGGCGAGCATGTGGTCACGCTCACGCCCGGCTCCGCGCAATGACACTCGACACACAAAACGCCATCGTCGCCTATCTCCGCGCGCTCCCTGTTATGGAGGGCCTCACGATCCACGCGAGCACTGACGACAAAGAGATCCCCGGCGACCAGCCCGTGGTCGTCGTCTCATGCGACAACGCCGAGAGCCCTGTCGCCAAGCTCTACCGCGCCACGGTCCAGATCACCCTCTCGACGCCCGTGATTATGGAGGACGCTCTGGAAACTCACCGCACTCTCACCTCGGCCCTCCGCACGGCCGCGAATCTCTCGGCCGTCGCCACGTTCTTTCCGCCGACTCTCGTTTTCAGCGGCCGTCACCTTAACACCTGGCACGAATCCCGCGAAGACGGTCGCCTCGTCACTACCGCCGAACTGGTGGTGGGCGTGCGCGAAATTTGACAACCCCTTTTTATCAAATGCCCGATCTTCTTTTTCGTCCACTTGCCGACCTTGCCGAAGCCGAAAAGGAAAACCTCGAGCTCTACAATTTGACAATCCCACCCAATCAAATGCCCGAACTTGAATCCAAACTCCGAGCCCTCCTTGACGAGGCAAATGCCGCAGGCGCATTCGCCAGCGTCGGTAGCGCGCCAGTCGAAGACGGCACAAAACTGGAATTCTACTTCACCCTTCGCGTTTCAGCGAAACAACCTACCAAAGAATAATTATGGCTTTTGCATCCATCGATCTTTTCGGAGTGACTGACCCCGCCTCCGGCTATTTACAAGAAACGACCAAGACCGAGACCGCCGAAATCGCCTCCGTGCGAGACACGACCGGGGTCACCAAGGTCGCCGTGCTCAAGGGCGTTCTGACCACGGAGGTCGTGCTTAAAGGCAAAGGCACCTACACTCCCGCCGTCACAGCCAATCTGAATGTCACCGGCACGGCTGTCATCACTTCCGCTAAAGTTTCCGAGTCGGCCGAAGACTTCCCAGACTACGAGATCACCTACCAACAATTTGCCTCCAACTAATTATGGCCGCTCCAACCGCAATCGGACTTACACTCATTTCAACGGCTTCCGCGCAAAGCGTGGAAGTCACTTCCCAGGGCGAAGTGGCTATGCTTGTCGGCCATGACGGCAAATTTTCTAAAGCCGCCGTCTACGATCCGAAATTCACTTTCACCGTTTCGGGCAAAGGCGCGGTCTGCCCCGTAGCAATCAACGCGACCGGCACTGGCAAACCCACCGGCGTTACGGGCAAGGTGATCATCAACTCTATCAAAAACCAGACGAATAACGACGATTGGGAAAGCTGGGAATACTCCGGCGAAGCCTACCCGTCCGCCACCTAACCGCGCCACCGCGCCCGCTCGCAGACCGGCCGTCTGCCCACCGATCTCATTATGTTAAAATCAGGCGACAGCTACCACTACCTCACCGAGGTCTCCCTCGGCGAGACCACCAAAGACGGCCGGATCCGTTTCGGAAATAACCCTCTCAACGCGCCGAATACCCGGCTCATCGCGGACGCTCTCACCAGTGGCTTTCGATTAGTCGAAGGCAGCGGATTCCGCGACACGGTTGAGCAGACCGAAAGAGGCCCTCTCCGCAAAGTCGAGTGGTATATCGACGGGTCCACCAAAGGGCTTTTCGTGACCGCCGAAGGCCGCGAGGAAATAGACTTCGCCGAATTTCAGACGCGCTACAACTCGGAGCAATGGTGCCTCGAGCACTCGCACCACCCGATCGCCTTCATGCGGTGGAGCGCCCGCCACCTCTCAGAACTCCGCGACAAGATCCGCGAGCTCACTCCCGCAGCCGTCCTTCGTCGCGGCAACCGCACCGTCACCGTCACCGCCAATCTTCCCCAAGACAAAAAAGACAAACTCCTCTCCTACCTCAAATGAAATCCGACCGATCCAAAAACCTCCTGACTCCCGCTCCGCAGATCAGCGGGCTGACACTTCGCCCCCTTACCTCTGGCACCTACGCGCTTTTGAATCGCGTCGGCAATATCTTTGTTACGCCTGCCAACCCCGACCAAAAACCCGACCACATTTGGGCAGCCCTTGAATGGATTTTCATCCACTCCGCACCACCGCAGGACGTCCTTCGAGTCGCCCACGACTCACCCGAGGCGTTTAAATCCGCTGTCTTTGCATACAGTGAATCTGTGGCCGTCTCCGCCGTGCCGAAGCTCATTGTGGAAATCGAGCGCTCGCTGACTGCCGTCCACGAGCAGACCGTCGATGTTGTCCCGCGCCATGATAGCGACGACAAGGATGCGCCCCCAAACTCCTAGAGCCAGCCTGGCTTGCCTCGCGCATCTTTATGATCGCCGAGAAGACAGGTTGGCGCGAAGACTTCATTCTCTGGGAACTCCCGCTGCACCGAGCATTGGCCTACCAGCACTGCGCCCTCTGGAGCGGCGGTGCGTGGACCGTCGAGCCACAGGCCACACCCGAGGCCCAACTCTACTCCAGTTTGACTTCCTTCCCCATTATTGACGACGAGGACGAATAAAATGGCCGCACCAAGAATAAAAGTGGACGAGACAAAACTCCGCCGAAAGATGCAACAATACGAGCGCATCGTCGGCAAGGAGGTGCGGCAACTTGTTCACAATGCAGGACGCCTCTGCGCTGTAGAGTGCGCCCGCTATACATTCCCGTCAGGCCTTGGAAGCCCGGCAAAAAAGCAGGGCGAAAAGAAAATCACAAAAAACCTTCGGGGCATCTTCACACTTGTGAATCCAAAATGGTGGAAAGAGGTTGCAAGCGGTGCGGCATTTAGCAGCGGAGGCGCAGCCATTCACTCGAAATCTGGCGTTGTATGGGCAACGGAAAACCAAGAGACCATTTCCAACCTCGCCTCCGCTAAGACTTGGCACAAATCCAAACGCGGCTCGGACGGGCAAGCCAAAAAACTTGGCCTGCTTGACCGCGCCATTATCAAACAAGCGGTCTATCACAAAATTATCCGCGATACCGAAAAGAAAGTCGGCCTTGTGAAAGCTGGGTGGGCACTTGCCGCTGCGGCCTGCAAAGCGGATGTCCGCGAGCCTCTGCGTGGCATTCCTGCATGGGTCCGCCGAAACACGATCCGAGCCAAAGGAGCTATCGACGACCGCAAAGCCTCGGGGCTTGGATGGAAACTAAAAATCAAAAACCAAGTTGACTATGCCCGGCAGGCCCTCGCGCCCAGCAACGAAAGCTTTGCCGTCAATCTTGCCCGCCGAAAATTCTTTTCTATGTTGAACCACCAGATCCGCTATGTAAAAGCCAAGGAGGCCGGTCTCCGGTAACGCCATGGCAGACGTCACAGTCACACTCGGCGCACGCGACGCAGGCCTCCAAGCCGCGATGAACCGCGCCCAAGGGGCCGCCCGAAATTTCATGTCCACATTTTCAAATGTGGCCGCGCCTCTAGCCGCGCTCGGCGCTCTTGCCGGGGCATTTGCTGCCGTCAAAGGCACGCTCGACATGGGAGGGAGACTCTCCGACATCAGCTCGCAAACCGGAATAGCCGTCGGAGACCTAGTCGTCCTCGAGCAAGCCTTTAAAAATTCTGGCCTCTCTGCCGAGCAAGTCGGCCCATCGATCAACAAACTCCAGCGCGCCATAGTCGAAGCCGGCCAAGGAAGCACCGGAGCTTCTGACACTTTTGCCAAGCTCGGCCTCTCTCTGGCCCAACTAGAGAGTCAGTCGCCTAGCGAACAATTTAAATCAGTCGCCACTGCCATTCAAGGCCTTCAGAGCCCGGCCGCTCGCACTGCCGCAGCCATGGAGATTTTCGGTAAAAGCGGCGGAAAAATGCTCACGCTTTTTGCAGATTCCAACGCTTTCGCGCAAGCCGCCACCCAAGTCGGGGGGCTGGCCGGGGTGATGGATGCCAGCGCTGGCCAATTTGATACCCTTTCCGATTCGCTCGGAGCCGCCTCGTTAAAAGGTCAGCAACTTTCCGCAGGCTTTACCGCCGCGCTTGCCCCCGCATTAGAAGGCATCGCCTCAGCTCTCGACCAGACAGACCTCACTAGCCTGGGCCAAAGCCTCGGCACCATGGCCGTAGCTGCAATCAATCTTGCGACCACTCTTTCCACCATGATCCCGGCAATCATCGGGGTCACTGTAGCTTTTGCCGCATTTAGATCCGGGGTGGATGCAAAGGTGATCTCCGCGATCGCTCGTATCGGACCCGTGAGCTCCGCCGCATTTGCTCAAATGCGAATCAGCATGGCAAGCGCCTCCATCAACTTTACCACGATGGGAGCCGCAGGCCGTGCCGCATTTGTTTCTATCGCCGTAGCTGCCCGAGGAGCCGCTCTTGCTATCAAAGGCGCTCTTATCTCTACCGGCATTGGCATCATCATTGCCGGGATTGCGTTTGCTATTGAAGCCCTCATGGGCCACCTCGCCGCCTCGAAGGCCGCCATCGAAAATCTTAACTCCTCAATGCAAGACAGCATCTCGGCAGCCCGCGCTCTGTCAGAGGAAATGGACAAAATCTCCACAGAGGCCGAAAAAGTATCTTTCGGCAAACGGCTAGAAGAGGAAATCGAGCGCACGCGAAAAAAGATCGCCGAACTCCAGAACGACAAGAATCTCGGCGATAAAGACAAAAATATGGGCATCTCTGGCCTGCAAAGCCAGATTGATTCCCTCGAGGCCCTCCGCACTGCCGCTGGGAACATCACCCCCGAAGTCCTCGCTGGCCGACAAGCAGAAAAAGACCGCGCCGCCGCCCTGGCCGAAAGCGAACGCCAAGCCGCGTCGCTTAACGCTGAACTCGGCAAGGGCAAAGAGGCTCTGGATAAGAAAATCTCCGACTCCGCATTCAACGACCTCGGCGCGCAAGCGCAGAAGGATACCACCCTCTCCGGAGTCGGTCTCGGATCTACGGCCTCCGTTGATGCCGAGGTCGAAGCTCTGGCCGCCAAGCGCGAATCCACTTTCCTCACAGGGGAGGAAGCCAAGCGCATGGAAGCTCTCCTCGAAGCCCGTTCCAAATTGGTGGACATCGAAAAAGCCATTAACAGCGAGCGCGGCAAGGGCAAAGAGGCTCTGGATAAGAAAATCTCCGACTCCGCATTCAACGACCTCGACGCGCAAGCGCAGAAGGATACCACCCTCTCCGGAGTCGGTCTCGGATCTACGGCCTCCGTTGATGCCGAGGTCGAAGCTCTGGCCGCCAAGCGCGAATCCACTTTTCTCACCGACGAGGAAGCCAAGCGCATGGAAGCTCTCCTCGAAGCCCGTTCCAAATTGGTGGACATCGAAAAAGCCATTAACAGCGAGCGCGAAAAGGCGTCCGAGCAGGCCGCCGCCAACGTCGAGCTACAAAAAACTCTTCAACTCGAACTTGCCATCGCCGAAGCCCGCGCCAGCAAGGACACGCAGGAGGAAGCCAAGCTTCAATTTGTTAAAGATTACCAATCTGCCCTTGAGCGCGCCCGGCAAGCGGGCATCGAAGGCAACGCCGCCTTTGATTTTGCCAATCGCTCTGCCAACGCCGGAGCCGCTGTACGTCAAGAAGACGGTAGCCCGTCAGGGCAAAACACTCAATCCACCAACCAACCCCTCTTCGCCAGCTCCCTCGCCAAGATCGGCGGCGGGGGCGGCATCGCCGGGGGACCCAACGCCCTGCTGGACGAAAACCGCCGCCAGACGAATTACCTCCGCCAAATATCCCTGCGCCTCAGCACCCTCAACACCAGCCCACTCCTCACCTAATTATGGCAGTCCAAACACGCCGCGAAAAAACCGTAAACAACCGCAACCGTGGCGTTACTACCGTCACGATGGAAGAGTTAGGCGCCACGTCCGAGAACGCTATTTCCGCCCCGTCGGGCACCACGATCCGCAATGTCCGCCGCTCGATCGCGGACGGCCGCGCCGTCCTGACCTACGACGAGGTCGATGCCACCGTCGGCGATGCTTACACCGTCTCCGGCACCGCCAGCCAGGAGCCACTTGCCACGCATCCTTATTTTCAAAAAGACGGAAAATGGGAAGTCAGCGAAGCCGAGTGGAAAAAATGGGACAAGTGGCAGAAAGAAGGCACAGACATATCCTCTCTCACGCTTACCTCCGAAGGAGGCGTAGGCTTCCAGAGTTTTATCTATCTTTACCTGCGTGGGTTCACGGACTACCTCCAACCCCGCGTTTCCATCCGCGTCACTGACGCAAATACCACCGAACCGGACCTCGACGATCTGGGCAAAATCGCTACACCACCCAAAGCGCCCACTCTTGCCGGGGGCGCCAACTGGCTAATGACAGGCTGCGACGGCAGCGAAGACGCGGATGGCAACTGGGAAGTCACGCGAGAATTTATGAGCTCCGGTCCAGGCGGGTGGAATACCTACATCTACGGTCCCTAATGCAATACCCGACGTTTCAAAAAAAGGTCGCCCTTTCCGCTGCGGATCTGAACCTTGCGATGGATGCGCTCAAGCGCGCCCGAGTGCTGCCAGGCGTCGGCATAAAATTGACCGAGACCCTCAATGGTACGGTGGTCTCCCTCAAGCCCCTTCGCACAGCCGGAGGAGGAGGATCAGCTCCCGAGCATTGTGCTTTTAGCATTAGCACGGCAGGGGTAGGCACCCCAGACCCCCACACAAAACTCTACCCCTCCTATGAAGCGCAAATCGTGCCCGGCACTGTTAATGGCGTCTTGCCTCTGAACTGGTGGGACGCAACGGCGAAAGCGCCGACAAAATTCGTTTACCCGCCCGATGCCCTCCGCAATGTCTATGTCAACGTGCAGACAACGGCTGACGGCATCGCCTCCTGCGAGCTGAAAGTCGATGCGGCCACACCTCCCAAGAGCGATGCCGTACAAGGTGCAAACCCCGTGGAATTCAATGTTTTTCTCGGAGTGCTCTACAACGAGTCCGTTTTTACAATTGCCAAAGGCCTGATCTCCGCACGCCCCGTCACGCTCAGCACTGTGCTTGCATCCGATGGGAATCTCCTAGCCACGAATATTTGGGTCTACCACGCCACAGGATGTTGCGGGACTAACTCGGACGACCAAACGTCTAGCGGGATTATGGTCAACGCGAATAGCTAAAATGTTATCTTACGTCATACAAGGGCCCAACCCCATGCTCGAATCGTATGCCTCGCAAGGTTACAATATTGGCGCGGCCTCCCACAACGATGTCGCTGAATCTGGTGCAACAATTGGGGACAATAAAACTAACTTAAAATCTAACAGTGCCTCTGTCACTCATGTCGTAGGCACTACGGCAGGCGTGGCACCCAACACTTTTGATACGACGACTACGCAGTCCTTCTCCTACACAGTTGGCGCGAACGGTTACGACACAACATCGGTAGTATTTCGAGGCAGGGCGGGCATGAGTACCTATACAGGGAGTCGAGACGTGTATGATCGCGTCGGGACGACGACAGGCATTACGCTCTCCACGGGGGCGTATACTGGTACGAACTCTACAGTGCTCACTTTCGCAACAACATCGACGGAACAACGCTCCGATCACACTTTCACCTATGAACAGGTTCCTCATAACGCACCCACTTCGATACAGTTTATCTCTAGATTCGAGGTCGTAGCAAATACCGCCACGGTCGTCCCGACGGGGCGCAATTTTGCCTTTGCGAATTTCAATTCTGTTGTAAGGGAGGCGGTTCAGATTTTAACAAACCTCGCCACGGGAGTCTCTACTACCGACTGGCGGGCGTGGTGTAGCAAAGTTACCACCGATGCGACATTTCAAGACACATATTATTTCACCTCGAATATGCCGACGGTCACGGGCAGCTTTACTTCAGTTCGAGCTTACCTCACTACGGCACCTTGGATCTACCAGCAAAGGGTGGAGCGGACAATTACGCGCAGTCGGGAGTTTAACTATGATTTCGAGATGTATTCCACGACCGAGGATTCGTTGGGCAACATTAAGTATGAGTGGTGGAGGGCCTACCCTAACTCATCCACGCAAACCGAAGTGAGCGGAGCTGGCGGTAATTATCTTTATAATACGGCATTAATCTTGGAAATAACCTCAACTCAATATGTGAGGCTCCACGAGACGGTTACGGAAGCAAATGCGAACGGAAATCTCGGAGGGCCAGTCTATCGGACGGCTACGAAGTGGTATACTAAATCAACAAGGGATCTTTTTGGGCAATCTATCGACGCTGGCATTGGGACTACCACCGAGCTTATTCCTATAGGGGGAGGCTGTCGTTTTGTAACGGGTTCTAACTCTTCCGCAACATTTGTACTTTTTTCAGAAAACGAACTAGTAAAATACAAACCTGAATTTATCACGATGGGGTTTGGCTACACGGAGTGGGCACGCAGTTTTGATGGCTACGCCCCCGCTGGAGCTGGCACGAGGTCCAGCGAATACGGCGAGCTGACCTCCCACGCGGGAGTATTGGATCTCTGGCCGTTTGAGCGATGGGACACATGGTGGGAATCAGAAAAGGAGAGCTACTATTTGAAACCGGGGGTGGCTATGGTCGCGCCCGGCGTCATCGCTTTGCCCCCTTGGTGCGGGGTCTCGTCTATGATCGACGGAGTGGGTTCAGTTTCCGCACTCGTTGACGGAGAAAATATATCCTATACCACGGCATCTTCCACGGAAAGCAGTTCTGGAACGGTCACTTTTGTTTCCATCGAAAGTTCCAGTTTCACTTACAAAATCCAAAAAATGGGCGTGCCTGTCACTTATTACCAAGGCAATGAGGGTCGCTTAAGTCCGAACAATCTGGGCTTGGGGGACAATATGGTTTTTTACAACTCGGAAGACATCGTGGAAACATCGCGATTTTACGAACTCACGGGCACGGAGATTTTAAAGAATTATTTTGCCCTCAATGAAAGTTTCTTCAAAAAAGGCATGATAGAAAACGCATCGGGGTGGTCTAACAATCCTTGGTACCTCTTCCCTCGGGTAGTTCAAGCCCCAGCAAAGAACATGATTTACCCTGAGACCATTGCTCTGTGGGGGTGCTTCGATACAGCTACAGGGTCTACTCCAGCCACCACAATCTACCCCGAATATACCACTTTTCTAAAATCAGACTATTCGCGATTCCGACCTATCGTCCTCGCCTCCCTCGCATGATCGCCATCACCGTCTCCGGCACAAAAAGCTACCTCCACGCATGGCCTCAATGCGTCCGCGCCATCGCAGCCGCCGCCGCGCACCACGAAGAGGCCCACTTTATATTTGCAACTGACGAGAGCGACGAGGCCAAGGAGGCCGCCCACCTCGCCAAGCAGGAACTCCCTGACGGATGGAAAGTCAGCGTCCTCGCCATGCCCATGAAAGACGACTCCAGCGCGTCCTATAAGGAGGAGGCTCAAATGCGGATCGCCGCTCTCCAAGGAGCTGGATTCGCATTTGCCAGAAAGATCCGCGCCTCCCGGTGCCTCGTGGTCGAAAGCGACACCATCCTGCCCGCCGCCTCCCTGCGCGTGCTGGAGTGGACCCTCGATATGCCAACGGCAGACGGCTCCCCGCACTACGACATCGCCGCCGCCACCTACCCGAATGGCCTTTTCCTTGGCGGATTCGGATCGCCGCAACACCAGATCGCCGAGGATTTCCTACCAACCGAGCGCCTCCTCAAGCCCCGCCTCAAGCTGTGCTTGGAAAAATGCGAAGCCCGATTAAAAACAATCAAGCCGCCGACCAATGCCGAGGAAGCTCAAGCCGCCCAAAAGCTCGGAGAAAAGGAAAGCAAGCGCCTCGGCAGGCTCCGAGAGCGAGTGAAACACTCGCCGCCAGACGGCAACATATGGGAAGTCACCGCAAAACATGGCTGGCGACGTCGCGGATGGATGGATTTTGCCTACCCGGGCATTGGATACGGAGCCATCGTGCCCTCAGATTGGTGTGGGCTCGGCTGCACGCTGCTCTCAAAACGCGCCTTGGCTCACGCCGACTTCACAGGCTATGAAGGCCGAGGCACCCAAGATCTCTACCTCTGCTGGTCGCGCTGGCACCCAGCGGGGTTAAAAATCGCCTGCGTCCCTCACATTGCCTGCGACCACATAAAGCGCAAACCCGCCGACGCTCCCGCGTCCGCCCCCGAGATCCTCCACCACCGAGCGTATCACGAAACAGAAGGCGAATGCAGGGGCCATCTCCGCGTCCGCACCCAGCCATTTGTGCCTGTCTGATCCTTTGCTGGAGTGACTCGGAGAGCCTCCCGATTTGACAGCCCGCCGCTCCTTAAGCGGCATGAAACTATATCTCGACATTAAAGCCAGGCGATTCGTTAAAAGCGCCGCCAGCAATGTCGCCCTCCAGACGCTCGTCCTCAAGCGCCGAGATTCAGTCCCCCTCGAGGTCGTCTTCGTGGAGAATGGCGTGGCCGTCTCTCCCGCCGCTGGCACCGCAACCACGGTCGCCCTCAAGTCCTCATTCGCCGCCGCGAATTTCCTCGCGCTCGCGTCCCCTGGCCAAACCATCCTCGACCTCAACACCGTGCCCCTCGAGGCCGCATTCGCATCCTCGCCCGCCGTAGTCACCGCCCTCCTCGAGGTCCGATGGACCGCCACCGGCGAAGCTCTCCGCACCGCCACTCTTCCCGTGGAAGTGCAAAACTCCGTGATCCTTGGCACCGAGGCTACACCCATCGCCCTGCCCGACGGCAAGGCCACCCAAGCTCAAGCCGAAGCCGGCACAGACAACTCCGCCTGGATGACCCCGCTGCGGACCGCGCAGGCCATTCTTCGCCTCGCCGCCACTTCGTGGAGCTCGATCACCGGCAAGCCGACCGACTTTCCAGCCTCTCCGCACACCCACCCCGCCGCACAGATCACCGACTTTGCCGCCGCCGTGGTCGCTGTATCGCCCCCCGTCGCCTGGTCAAACTTGACAGGCAAGCCAGCCACATTCCCTGCCACCGCGCACACGCACGCCGCCACGGACATCACCGGCCTATCCGCTTTTATCGTCGCATCGGCCCCCGGCCTTCAGATCAACACCACCGTCCGAGTCGGCAACGGCACCAGCGTCACATTTCCGATTGACGGCCTCGTCAGCTCCGACCCCGAGCATGTCCTTGTCGCCCTCAATGGCGTCACCCAGACCCCCGTCACCGACTACACGGTCAGCGAAGCCAGCGGCACGATCACCTTTGACGCCGCTCCCGCAGTCGGCACACAGATCGCCGCCACCGCCCTCGGCCTCCGCAGCGTCCAGCCGCCCATCGATCCCACCCTCTACCTTTTCGCCTTCGCCACCAGCACGGACGGACTCACCGCATACAGCGGACGCCTCCTAAACGCCAACCGCCCCGCCTTGCCAGCCCTGCCAGAGACCGCGCCAGCGTGGACCGTCCGCCGCTCCACGACAGACGCCGCCGGGCGCGTCCTCGCAGTCGCCACCGCCACCGGATCGTGGCTCAACCGGGAGACTCTCGCTTACGCATGACAACAATTACCGAGAGCAACCTCACGCAGACACTCGACCTCTCGAGCTTCGACCTCACCCTGCCAGGCATCGTCGTCGAATACCCAACCCGCTCCAATTTCCCGAGCGTCGGCAAATCAGACCGCCTCTACATGGCCCTCGACGAAGGCATGCCTTACCGGTGGTCGCCCACCGCATCCGCCTACGCCCTAATCATCCCGATCATCGATTGCGGCAGTTTTTGACAATCTCCCTACCCACGAACACCCAACCAAAACCAACAAACACCCTAATTAGCCATGCCTAATCCTATCATCAAAATCAAACGCGGCTCCGGCAGTCCGGTCTCGCTTCAAGTCGGGGAAGTAGCCTTCGACAGCACAAACAAGTCACTTTTTATCGGCACAGCCGAAGGCGTTTTGCCAATCGGTGGCGAGCACATCTTCTCCAAGAAAACCTTCGTCAATGACGCAGTAGCAGCAGAAGCAGCGCTTCGCAGCTCAGGCGACTCGACACTCACCTCCTCGCTGAATTCGGAAATTTCACGGGCACAAAGTGCCGAAGGCGTCATCGCCGCGAACCTCGCAACTGAGATCAGCGACCGCGCCGCCGCGATCAGCGCAGAAGCCTCCGCTCGTAGCTCCGCTGACACAACCCTCGACGGAAAGATCACGACGGAAAAAGGCCGTATCGACGCGATCCTGAGCGCAGCAGGCGCGAACAGCGACACATTCGCCGAAATCGTCAGCTTGATCAATAGCGTGGATGCCACGAACGATTCCGCATTTGCTGGATACGTCTCGAGCAACAACGCAGCCCTCGCTTCCGAAGTTTCGAGCCGTGAAGCCGGTGATGCAACGCTGACCACCGCGCTTGGCGTGACCAACACAGCGGCCACAGCATTGGCCGGTAGAGTCACAGCAGCAGAGGCCGACATCAACTCGGAAGAGACTGCCAGAGCAGCAGCCGACACGACTCTTCAGTCAAATATCACGGCCGAGGCCAGTTCGAGAGCCAGCGGAGACTCGACACTTCAGTCAAATATCACAAGCGAGGCCAGCACGAGAGCGAGCGCTGACACCAGCCTACAGACGAACATCACAAGTGAGGCAACAGCCCGCGCCAGTGCAGACGACGCACTCGACGCACGCATCGACGCCCTCGAGGCCAGCATCGACGGCGGCACCTACTAAACCAACCAACCCCGGCGGGGCGCTCCATAGCGCCTCGCCACGCGGGGGTCTCCACCGCGAAATAAAACTGCCCTATGGCCACACAAATCATCCCGAAAAAATCCTCCGTCCTTGGCAAGATCCCACTCACTGGCGATCTCGCCGTCGGAGAACTAGTGCAAAACCTCGCCGATCATTGCCTCTACTCAAAAGACGCAAGCGGTAATGTCTTCCGCATCGGCACTCGTCCGGTGCCCGATAAAGTCGAAGTATTCGACATCATCGGAGCCAACCTTTTCTACGGCAAACTCGCCTACGCCGACTTCCCAAACAGCGGCAGCATCTACGACTCGGCCCTCTGGGACGTCTCCCGCACCACCACCGACGCCGCCGGCAACGTCACCGCCGAAGCCAGCGCCACCGGAGCGTGGTCGAACAAAACCAATCTCCAATTTTCCTAACCTAAAAAAATCCAAACACCATGAACGCTACAAACCCACTCCAAATCGACGGCAAAACCTACGACCGCTACGCCATGACGTTGGCCGTCTCTGGACGCTACGCAGCTCCAGACCAACCGGACGCCTCGGTTGTCCTCACCCTCACGCCCATCCGTTTTGAGGGTGACAATTGCATTGCCGCGCAGGATCACGGCCGCACTATTTTATTTGGTTCACTGGTCTCGGCGGACGATGCCGAGCGCCTCGCTGTCAGCGAGGTGCAAGCCGCACTCCAAAAATTTATCAACCTGAAAGGACTCTAATTTTATGGCCGTCATAAAAGCAGCCGCAAGCGGGAACTGGAGCGCGACAGGGACTTGGACAGGCGGCGTAGTGCCAACGCTCAACGATACGGTCTACGCCAATAGCTTCACGGTCGCACTCGACCAATCCATCGACCTTACAGGCTCGACCGTGGACACAAGCGGATCGTTTATCCCAGGCCAAATTTACATGGTCGTATCTCTGGGCACGACGAACTTTGCATTGACGGCAAACTGCATTGCACCTGGCACAAATGCAGGAACCCCGGTTGCGATCACCTCGGCAGTCGGTCAGATTTTTCAAGCGGTCAACGCTGGAACTGCGACCACCGGAACCGCTCGCAGAATGGGTGCGTTGTTGAACTACGTGAATACGCCGCTCACGATTGCGACAGGCGGGAGCTTCACGCTGGCGGCAAATTACAACATCACCGGTGCATACATACAGGCAGGCTCCGCGAACTGCTTGACGGTCTCCGCCGCCGCAAGCTCAACGCTCGCAGGATGCCGTGCGACAGGATCGGCATTTACTCTCTCAACTCGCGCAATCGCATTTTCATCCAGTGGCACGCTTACGCTTAACGGAATCGTCGCCATCGGCGGCAGGGTTACAGGGACAACGGCTGCGGACGGAGCGCACGCTATCGAATCCACTTCAGCGGCAGGCACGATTGCATTTACAAATGCCAGCACGCTCACAGGTGGAAGCGGCGGCTTCGCATTTGGTATCAATAATAACAGCACAGGAGTGGTCACCGTCACATCTGGTACGTTAACAGGAGGGGCTGCATTTTCTTACAGCCTAAACAACAACAGCACAGGCACGGTCACCATAACCTCCAGCTCTGTGACTGGTGGAAGCGTCACCAACGGAATCTGTCTCAATAACGCCAGCACAGGTACGATCACCATCACCTCCAGCACGATCATGGGTGGAACCACCCAAGCCACAGGCATTACCAACGCGAGCACAGGAACGATCACCGTTACATCAAGCACGGTTACAGGTGGGAGCAGCACCAACGCATTCGGACTCAACAACGCCAGCACAGGCACAATCACCGCCACCTCGACCACGCTAACAGGCGGGAGCGGCACAACCGCCGCAGGACTCAACAATGCCAGCACAGGAACTATTGTCTCGACAGGCGACATCACCGCGACCAACTCGGCAAATGGATTGGTATCGTCAAGCACAGCCGCCAGCGTCAAGGTGAGCGGCTCGCTCATAAGCAGCGCAAACGGCACAGCCGCCGTCTACGCCATCAAATTCTTAATCGATCCCACGCCGACAACTGCAACGGTGCGATTTGCAAAAAACGGATCGTCGACCTACAGTGACTTTTTTACCGCCGACAACTCGCTCGGACAAGCGTCCGTCGCCGATGTCCGCAGCGGCACGGTTTACGCCAGCGGAAATCTGACAGGCACATGTGCAGTCCCAGCCGCAGGGTCAGTTAGTCTGGGAGTCCCCGTAGGGGACGGCACCGGCACAGCAGTCCTAACCGCCGCCGCGATCCGCACCGAGTTATCCGTGGAGCTGGCCCGAATCGACGCCGCCGTATCCAGCCGCCTCGCGCCAAGCGGGACGCTGGCAACCGTCACGACATTGACCAACGCGCCGACCGTCCCGACCGCCGCCGCCATCGCCACACAAGTTCGCACGGAGCTTGCCACCGAACTTGCGCGAGTGGACGTAGCGACAAGCACGCGCCTCGCTACCAGCGCCTACACGGCTCCGAGCGCAGCGCCAACGGCAGCGCAGAATGCTTCCGCAGTTCGCACAGAACTAGGGACCGAACTGTCACGCATAGACGCAACGACCTCCAGCCGCCTCGCAAGCTCGGCATACAGCGCCGCACCGACAACCGCGCAGATCGCCACAGCGGTCGAAGGATCGCTCTTGAACGAAGCAGACGGGCAAGCCGTCCTTAACGCAATCGTCGGCGCAATCGGCAACACCAACCTCAGCGAAGTCTCCCTCGTCGCCGCAGTCCGTGCCGACCTCGAGCGCGTCGGCGGAAAAATCGACTCCATCCCGACAACCGCCGCACCGACAGCAGCCGCAAACGCGACCGCAGTGTGGAGCGCAGCCACCAAACAAATCACAGGCGGCACCGTGGACACATTGACCAACGCGCCGACCGTCCCGACCGCCGCCGCCATCGCCACACAAGTTCGCACGGAGCTTGCCACCGAACTTGCGCGAGTGGACGTAGCGACAAGCACACGCCTCGCGTCCTCGGGCTACACAGCGCCAAGCAATTCGGACATCACGGCCATCAAAGCCAAGACCGATTTGTTGAACACGGACCGCCTTGCAAACGTGGCCACGACGGCCATCGTCGGCAACCTCATCGCCCAGGCTAATTCCTAAATGCAAAAGGAAATCCTCGAGCTAACGAACTACGCCAGCGGTCAATCCGACCGCTGGCTCTTCGTCTGCCTCCTCGTCATCGGCCTCGCCGCCGTCTTCACCCTATTCCGGTACTTCACCGGACGCCTCGACGTCCTCCAGACCCGAATGGACAAACAGACAGCGGAGTTTGTGGAGCACTTGAAAACAGCCAACTCCGAAATGCTATCCGTCATCGCCAGCGCCAGATCCGTCATCGAGCGCGTGGAGCGCAAACTTGACACGCGGCCCCAATAGTTATGTTCATCCTAGTTAAAATCATTGATTCGCTGTCACAGAACTCAACCTGGCGTGGTTTAATTTTGCTGGCCACTGCGGCAGGCGTGAACCTCGAGCCTGAGCTGCAAAACCAAATTGTTGCCGCAGGCCTTGGCCTTGTCGGCGTCATCAACATTCTCCGCAAAGGAAAATGAACGCCCGCCGGATCGCGCTGTTGATGGTCCTCCTGTCATTTGTATTCCTCGGCATGGCATTCCTGACCAGTTGCGTCAACGTGCCCATCCCGCCATTCGGTGAGCGCGTGGGCGAGCTCGGAAACCTCCAACTCGCACTCTCGGCAAAATACATTCCTAACACGCCGCCAGAATCCCCAGGCGAAACCAGCCATGCATTCGCGTGGTCAAAATACGGCGAAGCCAAATTACTAAAAGACAAATGAGCCTCGACGAACGCAGCGAGCGCAACCTTTCCACCCTCCACCCGGATCTCTACGCCCGCGCCGCCTCCTTTATCCTTGCGGCCAAAAAGCTCGCCGCCCCGCTCAACCTCGACGTCAAATGCATCTGTGGCCTACGCACATGGGCCGAGCAGGACGCCCTCTACGCCAAAGGCCGCACCACGCCGGGCCCTAGGGTCAGCAACGCCGCCGGTGGCGCCTCCATGCATAACTACTCGCTGGCCCTCGATATCGCCGTATTTTCCAAAGACGGCAATACCTACCACGGCGACCACACATTCTACCGCGAACTCGGACCCCTCGGCGAATCCCTTGGCTTCGAGTGGGGCGGTCGCTGGAAATTCTGCGACGAGCCCCACTACCAACTCCGACCGAAGTGGGCGACCGGCATGACCGAGCGCGACATGCTCGCCACCCTCCGCTCCCGCGTCTCCAAAAAAATCGACGTTCTGGCGTAGAAACGGGCACCAACGGGTAACAGCTTTACAAGTTCATGATTCACAACGCCTCAAAATAGACTTAAAATCCCTTATTCCGAAAGGGGTGTGCGGGTTCGAGTCCCGCCGCCGGCACTGGCTGAGATTGCTTCTTTAGCCCTATTCATGCGGTTCTGCGGGGTTTTGTTGTCCCCACATCGCGCAACTTCTAGGCACTTGTCAAAGCGTTTTATCTTGAGAAAACGGGTAACACGGGTAACAGTTCGGGTAACACATGAAACCCCGCTACTTTGTTACGCCGCACACATCTCGACCCGGCACTTGGAAGCTCGAAATACCAGCCTCTGTTTCTGGTCGTCGAATAAAAAGATTTTTTAAAACGGAGGCAGAGGCATGGGCTCAGGGGCCTGCGCTTTTGGAGGCCCTGCAAAAAACAGGCACAGACGGCCTCCGGGACAAAGATCAGGGAGGGCTTTCTATGCGCGGCGCAATCCGTGATTACATTGCAACGAAATCCAAATCTTCGCAGGACCACAAAGACAAGATCGAGCGGGTGTGCGCTCGATTGCTGGAGGAGTTTGGAGGATCGGTGGCGAATGTGACGCCGCTGAAGGCTGGCCGATGGTTTGATGCCATCGAGGGATCACCGACTACACGGGCGGGCTGGCACCGCTACGCCAGCGGATTTTTCGCCTGGTGCGTGGATATGGAATTGATCGACAGAAACCCTTTGCGGCGGATCAAGCCGCCAAAAGCGGAGCCGAAGCGATCGCTGGTCACAGCGTCCGAAATGGTGACGATTCTGGCCGAGGAAATGAGCGACGAGCTCAGAGCGTGGTTTCTCCTCGGTGGCTTTGCGGGGCTGAGGTCTATCGAGGTGCGGCGGATGCGTTGGGAAGACGTGGACGCGGCAAGAGGAGAGATCGAAATCCGTCGCGAGGTCTCCAAACAATCCACGGGCCTCCCCGAGCGAATCGTGGATTTCACGGAGCCGCTGACGAAGCGGGCGGCTTTCTTTCTGGATGACAAAAAAAAGGGGCTGATCTTGCCTCCGGCATCACTCCGCATTTACCAAGAGCGGCAGGGGCTCATTGTGAGGCTCCACGAATTAGGAAAACTCCCATGGTCAAAATTCCCTGAGAACGCTTTGCGGCACTCCTACGCAACCTATCATTTGGGGCGCTGTCAGGATGCCGGAAAGACGGCGCACCAGCTGGGACACTCATCCACGGCGATGGTTAAACGGGTCTATGCCGTGCCTTCGAGGCGGGCGGATTGGCGGGCGTGGTGGGCTGTTTAAAAAATCAGCCCCCCTCTTTGTCTGGGTAAGTCTCTTGATGCAAAAAGTCTTCGCTTGTGGTTAGGTCGATTATATTGCCTAGCCAGCCTTCCGGGAGGTCTTCTTCTTGCGAGTTTCTTGCCCAGTATCTGAACTCTCGGAGGCTGGACTGATCACCGCACCAACAACCGTTTGGGCTTTTCCCTCTTCGAGATCTTTAAATAGTAACCGCCAAGCTTGGCGGATACATGTTCTGATAGCTTGTGACGGAGTCATATCTGACCCACGAACTTTCATTTCATAAGCTATAATGCGAGCAATAATATCTCGGCACTCAGGGTCTAAAGCGACCCCGGGCTTTGATACTTTTTCCGCATCTGTTTTTTTCGGACGACCCATGATTTTGAAACTAAACACAGAAGGTGCACCAGTGCAACCGATATTTTTTCAGTGCATTTGAAAATAAATATGACCCGGCAACGCTAGTGTTCATGCGGATGTCAATAAAAAACTTCATGGCAGGAAAACACCCCATTGACTTTTTTTATTGATATTAGTGCACCAATACAAAAAAGTGCACCGCATGACAGCAGCAAACAGAAAACAAGGCGCGTGCTTCCCAGCCGAACTCTGGGAGGAAATCAAACGCAAGGCAGACACTGACAATATCACGCCAAGCAAAGTGATCGTCCAAGCCGTGCGTGAAATGGTGGAACGTAAAAACAAAAGGAGGGCCTCGAAATGAAAGGAACGCTCTCAGTCAAGCAAGCCGCCGAGGTGACCGGCGCGCACCCCGAGACAATCCTGCGCCACATTCGGCGAGGTACATTTTCCGCCTGCAAGCCACTTTCAAACCGAGGTGGTTGGATGATCTTTGAAGCGCCTTTTCGCCAGTGGATCTCCGACCAGATCGGCGCGACCTCAAACAGGAGACCCTCGAAATGATCGACCTTAACGACCCCGCCGCCGTCTGCCGCTCCCTCGGCTATTTCCTTGATTTCCTCGTCATGTTTGTGCCGCCGGTGGCGCTCGCATTTACAGCCTGGAGGATCGCCCGATGAGCGTCACGATTACTTGGAATCCGGCAGCGACTCCACCGGACGCAGATCAGACCGTTCTCATGCACCACGGAGACGGCCAAGTCGAAACCGGATTCATTGACGAGAGCGGATGGCGATTCTGCTGCGGAGCATCGGTCAATGTTCCCGTCATGCACTGGGCCGAGTTTCCACTCCCGCCGGAGGACGGACTATGAGCGAACCAGACGACCACGCTTCCGACTATGAGGCGGAACGACACGATGCCAGATGCCAAATGCGGGACGTAGACCAAGGCGTCTGCACGCAAAACTGGAGCGAGATCGAGGCCAACCGCGACCGCGCCGAAGCCCTGCCTGAGACCGACTGGACCACCGAGACACCGGAGACCGAGGCCGCCGTCAAGGCGTCCGGATCCACCTTCGGCATCCCGCTCCGCGAGACCAGCCGGCGCCTGGAGCGCCAGCGTGATGCTCTTTACGCGCTCCTCAACCGGAGGGCCGGACAATGAGCGACACGACCGGAATCATCGGCGCCGGCTTAATCCTCATGTCACTCTACACCACCTTCCAACTCGGCATTGAGTGCGAGCGCGAGCGAATCCGCCGCGAACGCCGCCGCCGCTTTGATGAAGACCAGGACAACCACGACTCGGCCAACCACGACGACTTTGACTGAGGTCTTCGTCACCTACCTTTCCTCGGCATTGTTGTTCGGAGCTTACATCGCGTGGCTCATGTCCGACGAGCACCAAGACTGATTTTCCCACCCAAAACAAAAAGTGGCCCCGCCGGACGGCAATCCAACGGGGCCGTAGTTAAACCCTCGAAAAAAGGAAAAACCAAAAAATGAGTAACGAAATAGCGGTGATCCCGCAAGTGAAACCCTCCGCGCTGGCCGTCATGGCCGGACGCATCAACGTCGAGCCATCAAAGCTCCACAGCACCCTAAAAAACACCGTCTTTAAAGGCGCGACCGATGATGAGCTCCTCGCCCTTGTCGTGACGGCGAACACCTACGAACTCAATCCGCTCCTAAAAGAGCTCTACGCATTCCCAAAAAAGGGCGGTGGTATCGCTCCAATGGTCGGAGTTGATGGTTGGATCAAGATCGCCAACCGCCAACCGAACTTTGACGGAATGGACGTCGAGGTCTATGGCGACGGCAAGACGCCGACTCACGCGACCGGCACCATCTACCTCAAGGACCGCTCGCACCCTGTCCGCGTGACCGAGTATTTTGAGGAGTGCAAGCGTGGCACCGAGCCGTGGAATCAAATGCCGCGCCGCATGCTTCGCAATAAGGCGATCATTCAATCCATCCGCCTTGCCTTTGGCGTGAGCGGCATTCATGACGAGGACGAAGCCAGAGACATTGGCGGTCGCCAGGCGCAAGCGCAAACCTACGAAAAGCCTGTCTTCAAGCGCGTGATCGACCCCGAGGACAACATCCCCATGCTGCCAGATCCTCGCCTACTGGACGCCGTGCCAGCATTCACGCCCGACACGCCACAGAAGCATTTGCAATCCGCCATTGCCGACGCTGGCGTGCTCGAGGGCGCATTTATTAAACAGCTCAAGGCCATCGCGCCGGCGCTGATCGGTAAGGCCAAGCTCATAACGGAACTCTCGGACGAAGCCGCTGAAAAGGCGCTCGCCGAGATCCACAGCATCCTCGCCGAGGAGGTCGCCGAATGAGCGCCTTTATCGATGCGCAGGAGGGCGTTTATTTTGACCTCGACGAGCAGACGTATCGCGCTGCCACGGGGATCAACATCAGCGCGCTCAAGAATATCAACCGCAGCCCGGCGCACTACCTAGCCAAGCTCACGGAGGTGAGGCCCGAGCCCACCCCCGCGCTGGTATTCGGAACGCTCCTACACCGCGCCGCCCTCGAGCCTCACAAGCTCGGCGGCAGCTTCGCGGTAAAGCCCGAGGGAATGAGCTTCGTTAGCAAGGAAGGCAAAGCATGGCGAGACGCGCAGACGCTCCCGATTATCACCGAGGAGCAGAACGTCGCCCTTGCCGGTGCCGCCGCATCCGTGGCAGCACACCCAGCCGCCGCCGCGATCCTAGCCGACGCCAAGCGCGAGGTGAGCGTTTTCCGTCACATCACTCGCAGCAACCCCGAAGGCCTCCTCCTCAAGGGCCGGCTGGATATTGTGGCGACCGACTCCCACGGTTCGACCACGATTGCGGACATCAAGACGACGGAAGACGCCTCCCCCGAGGCGTTTTCCAAGACCATCGCTCAATATGGCTACGCACAGCAAGCCGCCCACTACCTCGACCTCCTCGGAGCCACCCACTTCGTATTTATAGCGGTGGAAAAAACGGCACCCTACGCCGTGGGCGTCTATTGCCTCGACCCTGCCAGCGTTGCCATGGGTCGCGAGCGCAACCTCCGCAACCTCGATCTCCTCGAGTCCTGCCAATCCTCCGGTCACTGGCCGGCCTACTCCTCCGAAATCGAAACCATCAGCCTGCCCGCCTGGGCTTCAAAGTAATCATGATCAAAGCCAACATCAACGTCACAAAAATAGATAAAAAATACCTCCACAAAGGAGAAAAGGGAATCTACCTCGGCCTCACCTTCATGGACAACAGAGACGGAACCGACCAATACGGCAACGATGGGTTCATCGTGCAAGACATCCCACAAGCCGCCCGCGAATCCGGCGAACGTGGGGAAATCGTCGGTAACTGGAAGACGCTCAAGCCAAAAGCCCAAGCGCCTGCACCCCAACCAAAGCCCAAACAACTCGACGAAGACGGAGACGAAATCCCGTTTTAATATCTTATGAAAGAACTAAAAACACATTGGGTCGCGGATATGTATCCGCTAAACGAAACGGATGTTTCGGCATTGGCTGAAGACATCAAAACAAACGGGCAGATCGCTCCAATCAAGATGCTAAAAGATGGTCGCATCATTGATGGCCGCAATCGCTGGATGGCTTGCCAAAAGGCAGGAGTTGAACCGCTGATTGATGTCATCAATCCAGATGGGGAAGAAGTCACAGACGAGAGGCTTTTTGCATTGGCGACATCATGCAACTCGATGCGAAGAGACCTGACGACAAGCGAACGCGCCGTTGCTTCGGCGGTCGCTTGGAAGAGGCTTTACCCGGAGGGTGCGCCTGGCAAAGGTGCAAGAAATGACATTCAACCTAAGTCCAAAAATGGACTTACGTTTGAGGACTTCGCCAGCCAATCCTTCAAGGTTGGAAAGAGCTACGCCAAGCAAGCACTTGCTATTGCCAATTATTCGCCAGAGCTTCTTGAAGCAGCAAAAGAATCCTTGGACGGAGCTTACAAGACATACCAATCCGAAAAGCTCAAGCGCGAAGATGACAAAAGAAACAGACAACTTCTTGTTGATCATCCAGACCTAAAAGAACGTGTCGCAAACGGCAATCTATCCGCTGAAGAAGCGATCACAATTGCAAGAAAGCGGGACTCAGAAAAGCTTCAAGCTGAGGAATCAAAGAAACAGGAAAAGGCCTTAGTCGCTCAAGGATTCCACAGAACCATCGACCTTTTTCATGGCTTGGCCAACTGGGAGCCCGAGCGGCTTCTGGAAGTCATAGAAGACGAGGAGTCAAGCAGCCTTGCCTCCCGAACAAACCAAGAGGAGGAGGCCATCCTTCTCGCAATTAACATGCTGACATCAATACACAAAGCAAAATACGCAAAATGAGAAACCTACAAGAGGAAATCACTGACACGACCACGGAAGAAATTATTCTTCCGGGCAAACTTCAAGACAAGATCAGGAAAATTGTCTCTGAAGACAACGAGAAACAAAAAGGGGCATTTGACCCTGAAGATCAATGTGAACGCTTAGGTTCAGAGCATTTCTATGACATTGTTAAACATCCAGAGTTTAGCGTCATAGCCGTGCAAAAGATGATCAGGCAAGTATCTGGTCAGATTGCAAGAAGCGGTGTCGCTGCATTATTAGAATCCTTTGATTTTGAAAATGGGAAGTTCTGTCTCCTTATGGAGAAGAGCTTGACATTTAAAATTCAAAATAAATCTGGAGTGGATCAGTATGTGCCGATTGCAGTTGCAACGCCAACACACTTTGAGGAATGCGCTCAAAGGATCATGAAATCAGCAGAAGCGAAATACTTACAAGCTGAAAGGGTCAGTAATCTCTTTGCACACATTCGGATGCGGATGAGAGATGCACAAGTTGATTTCTTTGGCAAGCTTGCATTAAACGGTGAGATCAAATTTTCGATCTAACCAAGCTCGGGAGTCCGTGGGATGGCGTGATCTTCGATCCGCCGCCCACGAACGCTCCGGCGGTAGGTGTGAGTTCTGCGGGCGGCCGCTTGGCTTCAGCCAGTATTTCGAGCTTCACCACCGCTGGTATCCCGCAGTTGACACCCTTCAAAATCTAATGGTCGTTCATCAATCCTGCCACAAAACCATTCACTTTGGTGGCAAAATAAAAGCTGAAAAAGGCTCTCTTGCATCACAAGGAGACTCAGGCCGTAAAAACACAGAATCTTGGCAATGCTACCTGACATCACCCTCCGCCTGAGCATCTGCGCGAACGATTGCCCGATAGGGCCGCGCCTCGAGCGTGGCGTGCCGTTGCCTCCCTACCGGCACACCTACGCCCTCGATGAGCAACCCCAGGCGGAGGCGGATCTCGAAATCGTCCGCGATTACGTCCAGCGGAACCATTTAACGAACAAAAAGAAGAAATGATCTTATCACCCGACTTTCCAGACCACTACAAAACCAAGATCCTGCTCAAGATGGCAGGCCACGCCGGCGTCTTTTCCCTCATCAAACTCTGGGCCCAATGCCAATTCAGGCGCACAGAACGGATCGAGAAGCCAACCGAGATCGTGGCCGCGATAGCCGATTGGGAAGGGGACGCGGATCACCTCGAAACGGCGCTCATCGAAAGCGGATTCGCCAGGCGTGATGGGGACACCTTCATCCTCCATCAATGGGAGGACCAAAACAAGAAACTTTTCACCAGCTACGCCAACGGGAAAAAGGGCGGAAAGCCCAAAAGCGAGTCACCTAAAGCGTTGAAAAAGCCAGCCGCTTTAAAACTCTAAAATACCTAACGCTAACCTAACGCTAACCTAACCCTAACCTAAATGGAACCTAAAGCTAACCTAAAGCAAACCCAGCACGCCCTAGATAGATAGATAGAATATCTATTCTATCGAATAGATAGCTGCGCTCTGGCTGACGCCAGCGCAGCTCAGACGGAAACCACCAAAAACATGAACCTCCGAAAAACCGATTTTTACTCTGCCACGACCCATACGCAGAACGTCCCGCAAAACCTCTCCGCCGAGCAATCCGCAATCTCGATCATCCTCCAAGCCGACGACCTCCTAGACATGGCAAAGTGGGACCAAGACCTTTTCCTCCAATCTGCCCACCGCACGATCCTCAAAGCGATCAAGGAAACCCGCGCCGCCGGGCGACAAGTAAACCTCTTCACGATCCAAGCCAAGCTCGAGGAAACCGGAAAGCTCGAAGATATCGGCGGTGCCTCCGCCCTTTTCATCATCAAAGAGCATTACCCATGTGCTGACAGGGAAAGCGCTCTGGACTTCCGCAAGGATCTCATCAAGGCCCGACGCTACCGCCGAGCCATGCAGAAACTCCATGAGACTAAGGCCGACATCAGCCTTATGACGGCGGACCTATCCGACCTCGCCGCAACTCTCACCTATGACGATGACCCCGAAAGCCAAGAAATCACAATCAAGACGCAATGCGAAAACCTTATCACCTCACTCGAAAGCCTCACGCCGCCGGAACGCATTAAATCAAACATCCAAGAGCTTGACTATCTTCTCAATGGCGGGTTTGAACTTGGCACCGTGGCCGTTGCCGCCAGCGAAACCTCTGGAGGAAAGAGCATTTTCCTACTGCAAGCCGCCCTCAACGGAGCCATCGATCATCAGCCAGGCATTATCTTCAGCCTTGAAATGACGGCCAGCTCGGTCATCTCCCGCATGGCAGCGTGCAAGTCCGGCCACCGCGTCGTGAGTGCCTATGACCACCCCACCGCGGAACAAATGCAGGGAATGGCCATCGGCATCCGAACCATCGCCCGACTCCCGATCACGGTACACGACCAGATCACGACCATCGATGACATCGAGGTCGCCTGTCACCAAGGAGCCAAGGCCGGCATGAAATGGATCGTTGTGGACTACATCCAACTCTGCACGGTCGGCGAATCATCCAAGGCCGAAACCCGCGAGCAACAGGTGAGCGAAGTCGTCCGCCGCCTCAAAATTCTCGCCCTCAAGCACAATATCGTCGTTTTTACCGCCTCACAAATGAATGACGGTGGCGAGCTGCGCGAGTCCCGCGCCGTTGGACACCATGCCGACTATGTGCTCCACATCGATCATTCCGACAAGGCCGCGCCGGTCATCCGAGTCATCAAGAACCGCAACGGAGAACGCCACGTCTTCGCCCCTGTGAAAATGCGCGGTGACATCTCCCGATTTGAAGGGCGCACGAAATGACAAGCGCCCCGATCCCTCACCATTGGCAGTCGCTTCAGATAGCCAACGGCCTCGACACCACGGAAGTCAACCCGCTCGAGCTTGGCCGGCCATTCCGTTTCACCGACGCGCAACGCGCCGCCATTCAACCCTACCTCGAAGCAGCCGGGCAGGGTGGGGCCGTTCTTATCATAGCCAGCCACTCACCGCATGACAACTGGCTGCACGCCGAGCCTGTCGCCCTCACCCAAGCCCACCGCAAATCCATCACCGCATCACTCACCAGAATCAAAAACAAAACCTTATGAAACTCTACATCGGCATCGACCCCGGACAAAACGGCGGCATCGCCTTTATCCCAACCACCGGACCCGCCTGGGCACACAAGATGCCTGAGACCGACCGCGACATCCTAGACCTCCTGCGGGACAGCGTTTGCATGGCCGAACCCGTCGCCGCCCTCGAGCTCGTCCACTCAAGCCCACAAATGGGCGTCAAGAGCGCATTCACCTTCGGCCACGGATACGGAGGCCTCGAAATGGCCCTTGTAGCCCTTGCGATTCCATTCCGCCACATCCGCCCTCAAGCGTGGCAAAAAGCCCTAGGGTGCCTCACCAAGGGCGACAAGAACGTCAGCAAGCGCCGAGCACAAGAGTTATTCCCAAAGATCAAAGTCACCCACGCCATCGCCGACGCCCTCCTCATCGCCGAGTTCAACCGCCTCACCCACCAATGAGGACTAAACGCTACAAGCCTGGCAAGTGGGAAGAAATTGCCCAACCTCAAGACCTCGCCGCCGAACCGGTAGAGCAGACACCCGAGGAGAAAGAGCGCCTTCTATTGCACTTCTACCGCAAACTCCTCAACGCGATGATCTGGCAGGCCGTGGACGATGTGAGCAATGAAAGCGAATACGCGCAATACAGCAACGCCAGAGACGCGGACATGAACATCACCACCGCCGCGCACTTTCTCCGATCTACCTTCTTTCCGAAACTTTGCGAGGCAATGCCGATCAAACTACCCGCGCAAGCCATCATCAATGAAGCATTTAAACCACGCAAAAACAATTTGACCGACAGAAAAAATCCCGCAACCTCATCAAATCCATGAACAACCCACCACCCGGATCTTATTGCACGGACATGGCCGCCGAAATCGATACGCCGCAAGAAACCCTGGCCGATGAGCTGGGCATTCCACTCAAGGCCGCCGGCCTAGTCATGGCTCACGTCGATACCGAGGTCCGCAAGAGCCAAGCCCTCATTCTCGCCAGGGTAATTGGATTGTTACTCAAAGCCTCGAACCTTCCGGCCATGGCGCACGCCATCGCATTCGCCTCCGGTCTCGACCAACTCAACGGTGCCAAATCCCAAGCCGAGGTGGCAAGAGAGCTAGGCGTAACGAGGGCGCTACTGAGCCACTACACGCTAGGAGTCCGTGATGTCCTCAGCGGAAAGGACAGTGCATTCGAGTGCACAAAGTTCCGCAAGAGCCAAGCCAGCCGAGAGACATTCCGCGCAAAGGCAACCGACCCATTTACTGCCGCGAAAGCGGCGGCAATCGCAAAGAGAAAAAAACAAGATGCCTGCCTAAACAATCTTTTAGACGTGGCAAATGGGAAAAGAGGAACCACAGAAGTTAGCCAAAGATTAGCACTAAACATTCAATCCGAAATTAACACCAAACTAACAAAAAAATGCAACTCATAGACGCTACCATGTTCACGCTCCACGCGCTGAACCTACCCGCAACCCTCACCCCAGCCGAGTGGACCGACATCCACCGCGACATCCTAACGTGCAAGAAGGCCGCATCCAAGTGGCTTACGCAATCACGCGACTACGGCACCTCACGATGGGGCATAGAGTTTACAGCCGACACCGAGGCGCAGCTCGAGCTAGACCTCGGCCTCGCCCTACCCGAAGCCAAGCCCGCCCTCAACCCTGCCGACAAGACCAAGGCCATCGTGACCATCGAAGGTTTGAGCCAATCATTCATCCTATGGCAGCGAAAGATGTCGGACGAGATCCAAGGTTGGGACAAGGACAGGCTCAACCGCGCCCTCGAACTCCTCGAGCCAATGGAGCGCGAGGCCAAGCGCGTCCGCGAACTCCTCGCCAGTGCATAGGGGGGGGGTTAAGGAATCTTTTTAAGTATGTGGATTCTAGCAGTTTGACCAGACGCTCGGTGTTTTTGAGAGTGTTGCATAGTTTTGACACGTTGCATAGGGCGTGGGCGTCACGGAACTAAGCAACATTTTGGGAATCGACAAGTCGGTGGTCTCGCGCCTCGTCAAGAAAGGGATGCCGACCAACTCGGTGGACGCCGCCCAGGCGTGGAGGGAGACCAACGCCCCGCCCCGCGCCAAGCGTGGCCAACGAGGCGAGACCCCGCCGGCTCCGAAACTACCGAAGGTCGCCGAACCTCCGAGAGTCTCAAAGGTCGCCGAACCTCTGCCAGTTCCTCCCCCGCCGGTTGACGCCGTGCCCCCTCCTCGCCATAGCGACCCCGAGCCCGAGGACGAAGACAACACGCCCCGCCAATCCCTCCGCCGCGCCCGGCTCGCTGAGAAAGTGGGCTACAACGAACTCGTCGTTTGCAAGCGCAACGGCGGAAGCATCGAAGATATCCGAAAAGCCAACGCCGTCTACATCGCCAGCCGCAACAACCGCCACAAAGCCGAGCGCGACTTCAAGGAATGGCAACGCGACGAAGGCACCCTCTTATTTTTCGACGAAGCTCGGGACATTACGGGACGTCCGCACATCGCCGTGCGCCAAACCCTCGAGGTCGCGGCCAAGACACTTGCCCCCAGGCTTCACGGCCAACCTCAAAAATCCATCGAAAAAACCATCGGCGATTGGATCGACAAGCTCACCGCCCTCATCCGCCAATCAATATGACCATCGAACACCTCAAAACCTCCGACCTCATCCCGTATGCCAGAAATGCGAAAAAGCACGACGCTGCTCAAATTTCTAAGTTGTGCGGAAGTATAAAAGAGTTCGGCTTCACCAACCCCGTCCTCATCGATCGCGACAACGGCATCATAGCCGGCCACGGTCGCGTGCTCGCCGCTCAATCCCTCGCCCTCGAGTCCGTCCCCTGCATCCGCCTCGGCCACCTCTCCGACACGCAGCGCCGAGCCTACATCCTCGCCGACAACCGACTCGCGGAGATCGGCGGTGGGTGGGACGAGGAAATGCTGAAGCTCGAGCTGGCGGATCTTCGTGAGCTTGATGTTGATTTCGACTGCCTCGGCTTCGATGCTGACATGATCGAGCAAAAGCTAAATCCGCCTGAGCCGGAAGAAAATTACCCTGACTCATCTTCAAAAGAAATTGACGTGGACGGAATGCAAATGGAATGCGCCTGTCCAAAATGTGGATTTGAATTTGATCCAAAGAAGCCATGAAGAAACCAGAATGCGCATGGATGCTTGCTGACCTGAAGGCAGTTCCGCAGAACGGAATCAAAGTCATGTCGACTTTTGCTTGCGGTGGCGGAAGCTCAATGGGCTACAAGCGCGCCGGTTGCCAGATCGTCGCCGCCAATGACATCGACCCGGAAATGGCGTGGCACTACAAGAAGAACCTAAACCCGCCAAACTACTTCCTATGTCCGATCCGCGACTTGCTCACGGCAGACTTGCCGCCCGAGCTTTTCGCCTTAGACATCCTCGACGGATCGCCGCCGTGCTCGACGTTCAGCATGGCAGGAAGCCGTGAAGAAGGCTGGGGCAAAGATAAACACTTTCGCGAGGGACAGGCAAAGCAAGTATTGTCTGACCTATTCTTCGACTATCTTGACCTAGTCGAGCGGCTCAAGCCGCGCGTGGCTATCGCCGAAAACGTCAAGGGCATGATTCTTGGCAATGCCAAAGGCTACACAAAGATGGTGATGGCACGGTTTAAAGAGATCGGATACCGGCCACAACTTTTCCTTTTGAACGGGGCGGATTGCGGAGTCCCGCAGCGAAGGGAAAGGGTTTTCTTTGTGGCGATCCGTGACGACATCAAAACACCGCCACTGAAGCTCGCGCCAAAGCATCGGTGGATTTCAGCTGGTGAGGCGATCGCGGATTTGCGAAATCTAACAGATTCGGAACTGGGTGATAATTTGCTTAGATCAAACACAGACAAAACATGGTGGCCATTAACAAAGCCAGGAGAAGATTATGCCGAAGCCGTTCGACGCGCCGGACAAAAAGAAAAACTTTGGAATCACAAAAAACTTTCTGGGGCTGAACCATCAAGAGGACTTACGGCAACAGATATGTTCAAGCATTGGGATGAGTGCCGAACCCTCACCTTCCGCGAATGGAAACGCCTCGGCAGCTTTCCTGACGACTACCACGCCAAGACCGACAAGATCGGAAAATACATGATCGGCATGAGCGTCCCGCCAAAGATGACAGAGCAAGTCGCCCGCGCCGTGATTGATCAGTGGCTCACATCATGACCCCCGCCGCCGAAGCCCTGCGCGAACACCTCCGCTCGATCTACGCGCCGATTGATCGGCGGTCGGTGGTGGATTGGTGCGAAGACGAGGTGATCTTGTCAGAAAGGCAAACCCAAATGCCGGGCGCGTTTTCTTGCAACATGACGCCATACCTCCGCGAGCCGCTCGAGTGCTTCGGCGATGTGGACGTCTCCGACCTTGTGCTGGTCTTTGGAACGCAGACCGGCAAGACCACGATGGTGCAGGCCGGCACGGCATGGCGGATCGTCAACAAGCCGCAGCCCGTCGTTTGGGTCATGCCCACCGAAGGCCTCGCCCGATCCTTCAGCGAGACTCGCTGGCTTCCGCTATTTGAGGACAGCGCCACCCTCCGCGATCAGATCCCATCGGACCGCCACAAATTTAAAAACCTCGAGCAGCATTTCAGCCGGTGCTCGCTCGTCTTCGTCGGTTCGAACTCCCCCGCGAATCTTGCCAGCCGTCCCGCCGGCCTCCTGCTCATGGATGAAGTTGACAAGTTCGCCAGGGAAACCGACTCCGAAACCTCCGCCCTTTTCCTAGCCGAGAACCGCACAAAGTCCTTCGTCGGTGCGCTCAGAGTCAAGACCTCCACACCCACCACGCCCGACGGCGCGATCTGGCAGGAATATCTGAAAGGCACACAGGAAAAATACATGCTCGCTTGTCCCCATTGCTCCGAGCGCATCGAGCTCCTCTGGGAGCAAGTGAAGTGGGACTCCACCGCCAAGGAAGAAGGCAAATGGAACATGGCCCGCGTAGAGGAGTCCGCGCATTACCTCTGCCAGCGGTGCAACGCAAAAATCAACGACGGCCAGAAAATGGAAATGCTCGCCGAGGGTAAATGGCAATCCACCAACCCCGCCGCCCAGCGTGGATTCCGCAGCTTCCACCTAAACTCCCTCTACGCCCCGTGGCGCTCCTGCACATTTGGCGCTCTCGCCATCAAGTTCCTCCGCGACAAGGGAACCATCAACGGCCTTCAAGATTTCACCAACTCCACGATGGCCATGCCGTGGGAGCAAATCGAAACCAGCATCGGCGAGACCAACATTCTCGCCCTTCGCGGAGACTATCAACGCGGGACATGCCCCATCGAGCCCTCGCATGTCGTCACTTGCGCTGACGTTGGCCAGGACAAACAACACTGGGTCACGGTCGCCTTCGATGCCGTCGGCGCTTCTTACGTCCTGGACTACGGAACCACCCTCGCCATCGAGGATCTCCTCGAAGACTCACCGCGCCGCAGCTACCGCACGCCATCCGGTGCCGATGTCTCCCCCGAGTGCGGGCTGATGGATTCGGGATTTGCCACCTTCCGAGTTTACACCGCCTGCCAAGCCTCCGGCGGATTCTGGCACGCAGGAAAGGGTTCCGGTGCCACATTCGGCAGCAAGATTTCCCGCACCGTCCTTCCCGACTTCCCCGGCGTTGTCCTCTATACCTACGTTGACCACGCCATCAAGACCGAGCTATTCAGCGACCGCATCCGCAACGCTCACCCGCCGCTCAAGTTGCCGGCCGATTCCACCAACGATTTATTCCGCGGCCTCGGAGGCCAGCGCCTCGTCCCGCGAAAGACCGCGAGCGGGACCGAGTTGATCTGGAAATCAGTCGCCCAAGATCACTACATGGACGCTTTGAAACTCTGCCACATTGCATGGCATGTTTTAAAAAACTGATTTTTGACTCGCCCGCAAAGCCAACAACACCCGCCACGCCTCTCCACGAAGCGCACCACGGCGGGTTTTTGTTTTTGACACCCCGCCGAGGTCATGTCCGACCTCGACAAAATGACAGGCGTTAAGGCCTTCCTCCGCCGCACCAAAACCACGGTGGAGATTGAAGCCCTCGCGCTTGCAACCTTTGCCAGCGCAACAGAGGAGGTTGTCATCACCTCGCTTTCGACAGACGGCACAGGCACATCCGGGGCGATCTCATTTCCCAAGTGGCTGCTACTCCAAGCAGTCGAAGAGATCCTCAACGAAGGCCCGACTGGCAGGCAGCTATTTGATATCGCAGACCGTAGCCGATACGGCACCTGCGTTTGACAAGCCCGCTGGGGCGTGTCGATAAATCAAAGCGAAATCAAAGTATCAAAGCGGGGTGGCTTACGCCCAGGGGCCGGACGCCCACGCAAGCCAGAAGCCAAGGCCGCCGCGTTTGAAGCCGCTCAACCCTCGCTGAATCGCGGCTACATCTGGATGCCGACCACCGACCCCAAGCGCGAGCTCACGCCCACCTCGCGCATGGAGATCCTGCGACTCGCTCGCTGGCTTTACAATAACGCGCCACAAGCCACCTACATTGTCGAGCATCTCGCCCAGCGTGCTATCGGCACAGGCATTGTCGTCCAGCCTAAAACCTCGAATCTCGCGTGGAACAAAAAGGTCGATCAGTATTTTGAAGATCGCAACTGCGCTGAGGCGTGGGCATTTGATGCCGGCGCACAGGTGAATTTCTACACCGCGCAATCTCTCATACTCCGACAAGTCGCCATCGATGGTGATTTTTTCGCCCAATTTCTCACGACAAAACAGAACGCATCCCGCGTCCGCTTTATCGGTGGCGAGGCCGTCGGCGGCATCAACTCATTTGGCAACACAGACGAGTTCACGCATGACGGCGTGCGCCTCGACCCATTCGGTGCGCCCTCCGCTTATATCATCGACGGTCAAGACATCCTCGCCGATCAAGTCCTACACTTCCGCCACATCCGCCGGCACGGTCAACCCCGTGGCGTTTCATGGCTGCATTCCGCATGCGCCAACCTCCGCGATATTTCCGAAATCAACGGATTCGTCAAGGGAGCCTACAAGGCCGGATCTCAAATCGGCTACATGGTCACCTCCTCCGAGGTCGCCAAGATCGGACTCGGTTCAGGTTTTAAATCTACCAGCAACGAAGTCGGCGACCTTTCCACAAGCGACCTCCCGAACGGCATCCTCTTGCCCCGCCTCAAGCCAGGCGAAAAGCTCGAAGCCTTTAAAAACGACATCCCCGGCCAGACCTATGAAGCCGTAATGCGTGCGCTCCGCTCAGATGTCGCCTTCGCCATCGGCCTCCCACCCGAAGCCATGCTGGTCAATGTCGGACTCGGAGGCACCGAGCAACGCGCCGTTCTCGAAGTCACGCAGAATTTCCTAGAGCGCCTGCAACAAATGGTCATCGATCAGTTTTGCCGCCCTTACTACAAGTATTGGCTCTGGCATGAGATCCAAGCCGGTCGATTGGATTACCCTGGTGATGATTGGTGGCGTCACGAATGGCTCGCCCCACGCAAGATCACGGTGGACTCAGGCCGCGACGCCCGCGCCTACAGCGAACAACTCGACAAGGGCCACATCTCACCGACTCGCTTTTACAACATGCAAGGCCTCCGCGCCGAAGAGGAAGAGGAAGACGTCATCCAGACCTTCCTTCGCCGCAAAGCCAAATGCGAATCCCTCGGGCTCAACATCTCCGAAGTATTTCCGAACTCCGTCAGCCGAGGCATAGCGGCCCAACAACCCGCCGCGCCAGATCAAGGCGGTTCCGAAGATCAACCACAAACCCAAGAAGGCGAAATTTTCGACATGCAGGCGAAAGAAAAACTCGACGCCATCGGCGCAGCCGTGCGAGCCGGTGTCATTACGCCCTCGCAAGAAGTCGAAAGCTCCATCCGCTCCATGCTGGCCTTGCCAGAAATGAATGAGGAAGTCCTAAGCGAATGGAACAAAAACCCAATCCGCTCACCGATCACGCTCACCAACGCGCTTGCCGATCCGGTCCAGCCGACACCGCCACCACTCCCCGAAGATTTAACACCCATCGAACCATGACCACACCCAACTCCACTCCGAAATTTTATGCAATGGAATCCACCGGCAACAACGAAACCACGGTCACTCTTTACGACGAAATCGGTGCTTTTGGCGCAGGCTCAAAACAATTCCTCGGAGACCTTAGTAAGCTCTCCGGTCAGCACATCCACCTCCGCATCAACTCGCCCGGTGGGTCCGTGGTTGAGGGAACGGCCATTTACAATGCGCTCCGCAGGCATCAAGGCGGGGTGACCGTTCACATCGACGCGCTCGCCGCCTCGATGGCCTCCGTCATCGCCATGGCCGGCGCTCCGGTCTACATAGCCGACAACGCCCTGATGATGATCCATAACCCTTGGACCGTCAGCATGGGAGGAAGCGAAGACCTTCGCAAAGAAGCCGACCTCCTTGACATGCTCAAAGTCAATCTGCGCAACGCCTACGTCCGCAAGACCGGCATGAGCGAAACCGATATTTCCGCCATGATGGACGCCGAGACATGGCTCGACGCAGTGGACGCCGTCGCCCTCGGATTTGCCGACGCCATCGAAGAAGGAGTCGCAGCAGCTGCAACAGCCACCCCCGAAAATCTCCGCGCTCGTTTTGACACCTTCGCGAAGGGAAAACCTATGGACAACATCGAACCAACCGCCGCCCCAGAAGTAGAGGCAACCGTCGTGAGCGAATCCGCTCCAGTTGAGCAACCAGCTACCGAACCCGCTCCCGCCGTGGAAGCCGAACCCGTAGCACAAGAAGTCATCACCCCCGCTATCGAGGAAATCGGCGAAACTCCCGCCGTCGAAGAGCCACAAGCCAAGATTACCGGCGCAGACAGCATCCTTGCAAAATACAACGCCGTTATCACCGAGCGTGACGAAGCCGTTGCATCCCTCAAAGAAGCCAGCGCAAAAATCGAGATCTTGCACAATGTGATCAACACAGAACGCGAAGCCCTTGCCCGCCTTGAGCGTAGCCTCGGCCTATCCGCAGCCCGCGAAATCCCAGCTGTCACGCCAACAGAAAACGCCGCAAACATCTACGACCAGTGGAAAAACGCCACCGGCGCAGAGAAGACCCGCATCTTCCGAGCCAACCGCAAGGCGCTCGAAATCGCATCCAAAAATTTGACACCGCAATAATTCACGAAAACCCGAATCCAACCCACCAACTCAAAATAACATCATGGCCACTACCATCAGCTCCGAACTTAAACTGAATGTCGTTCTCGACAGCGCTCTCATCGCGCTTCGTGAAGCACTTCTCCCACTCAACTCTTTCTCGACTGTCTACAACAGCGTACCGCTGCAAGGCACCGACAAGATCGCCGTTCCCTTCTTCCCTCTCGCCACAGACGCGACGAGCGACTTCAACGGAACGTATGCGTTCTCCGATTCAAACGCGATCAACAGCCGCGAGATCACGGTGAACAAGCGCAAGTATCAAGCGCTCTCCTTCACATCGAGCGAACTCGCTCGCCAGCCTTACTTCAACCCCGAGCAACTCGGATTCTTGAAAGGCCGCAAGCTCGCCGAAGACATTCTCCGCGACATCCTCGGAGTCGTGACGCTCGCCAACTACGGCGCAGCGATCCACACCGGCGCAGCTTCCAGCTTCGACAGCGACGATTTGATCACCATGAAGACCGTGCTCGACCAATCCAAATGGGCGAAATCCAGCCGCGTCATGATCCTCGACAACGCTTATGAAGGCGCTCTTCTCAAAGACGCATCGATCAAAAACGCAGCCGCAGTCGGCAGCGCATCCGCAATCCAAAACGGACGCCTCCCACAGATCGCTGGCTTTGACGTTATCGGCACCAACCTTATCCCCGGCAACTCGCAGAACCTTGTCGGAATGGTTGCTCTTCCAGAAGCAATATTGGTTGCCTTCTCGCCAGTGGCCCCATCGCCCGGCGTTCGCAACAATCTCACAGCATACGAAGTGGCAGTCGATCCAGAGACCGGCCTTACCATCGAGTACCGTAGCTGGGGCGATCCTGACACCGACACCGAGAAATCAGTTATCGAGGTCAACTACGGCTTCGCACTCGGCCACGCCGCCGCCCTCAAGCGCATCGTTTCAGCTTAATCTTCATGCGCCTTGGAATCACACTCGCACGCAACGGCGACACTTGGCAGGTCAAGCACCTGCCCAGCGTCCCGCTCGCCGAGCAACTCACCGACTTCAAAGCCAAGCAAGTAGCCGGTGAGTTCAGCGCAGACGAAACCATCATCGTATCACTCAACGAAACTCTGAAGCGCCACGCCTCAAAGCACAGCGCCGTTGTTGAAGTCGAAGGCATGGAAGAGTCGCCCAAGAAGAAGAAGTAATTCCTCGCGCCTCACAGCGCCCAACCCGCAAAGCCCGGCTGGAGCCTTTCCCAGCCGGGCTTTTCTTTTTGACACCTCGCCACGGGTATGTCGCCCGACGCGATCCGCACCTTCACTCTCACCGCCGCCGCGCTGCGCAATTCCGCCCTTGGCCACACGGCCACCTTCCGCAGCCAGCCCCTTCGCGTCGTTCTCTCGCCCATCGCCATCGGCCTCGATCTCGAGACGGGCGGACTTCGCCAGGGCGGGGAATTCACTTGCCGATTTTTGGCAACATCCCTGAGCACCCCGCCGCGCCGTGGCGAGCAGATCCTTGTCGGTGGCAAGGCCTACACGATCCAGACCCTCAAAGAGGTCATCACCACCCCAGGCGAATACGTCGCCATGATCTCCCCCGGCTCCTCCTTATGAACGCAGCCCTTGAACTCGCCATCCGCGATTGGCTCCTCGCCGATCCCGACCTTGCCGACATCGTGATCCTCACCGGACAGAGCGCTGAGATCATCCCCGGCGATCAGCCCGTGATCGTCGTTGGCCTCGACTCCAACACGGTCCTCGTTGCCAACATATCAAAAGCCATTGTCTCGCTGGTATTGGCCACACCCTGCGAACTGGAAGGCGGCCTCGACGCCCACCAAGCTCTCACCTCCCGGCTGCATTCGCTCGCCGTCCCACCGAACGACCTCGCCGATTATTTCCCCGCCACCTTGCGCCTGGCTGGATCTGTTTTGACGTCGATCAACAACTCCATTTCGGAAGGCCGGTGGCTTTGCACGTTGCAAATCTCGCTCGGCCTCGTCGCCGAAATTTGACACCCGCAAATTAACGAAACCCACCACCATGCCATCTACCACTCAAACTTTTGGAATCACCGGCATCTCGAGCGCCAGCTTGCTCGTCAAGTCGATGGAGCACACCAAGTCAGCGCAAAAAACGGAACTCCAAGGGCCGACCGGTGAGACCGTCGCCGTTGGCTATTATGGCTTCAAAGAAGAGCTTTCCATCTCCGCCGTAGGCGATCTCACAGCAGCGCAAAGCGTAGGCGCCACATTGGCTCTCACTGGGGCTCCTGCTGGCACTTGGAAGATCGATTCCATCTCCACCAGTCGCTCGCTCGAGGGCTTTGCCGAAATCCAAATCTCTGCCTCCAACTCCTAATCATTATGGCCGCAAAATTTTTCTCAACGCAAACGACCGAATTCGGAATGTCCGACGAAGCCGGGCTGATGGTTCAGTCGTTCTCCTACGACGTGTCGTCCGACAAAGCCGAGGTCATGGACATCTCCGGCGACATCGTCCAAACGCACCGTTTCAACAAAAAAGCCTCGATTTCCATCGAGGGCCTTGCGTCCTCATCGTCCGTAGAGGTCGGCGACGAGATGGCCTCCATTGCCAATACCGCGATGGGCCAACTCGGAGGCACGATCCTCGTTGATTCTGTGGTCGTTTCCAAAAGCTCCGACGGCTTCGCCAAGGTCAAAATTGCCGCGACGCAATACGACCTCACGCTCACCGAGCAATAAAATACCCACGCCGCTGGCTCCCCGGCTAACCGGGAGCCGCCCTTTTTTGAGAAATAGAACCCGAAATAATGAACCGCTCCTACACGTCCACCGGTAACCTCAAAGCCGCATCGGCACTCGCCACGCTCGGATTTGACTTCCACGAATCCACTCCCTGCGTCCGCATCGCCCGCGAAGATGGCAAGGAATCCAGCGCCTACTGGGTCGCCGAAGATGGCCCCCGAGGCATGCGCGCCAGTAAGGTCATCCACTGGATGACCAAAGGCCACGCCGAGCTCGAGGAGTCCGACGCCGAGCACCCCGTCAATTACATCCGCGCCGGATTTATTAACCGCGAGCGTCTCATCGATCTTCACCACGACACGACTCGAACGATTGAGATCCGCCGCAACGGCAAAATCCTTCTTCTCTCCGAAAACGCCACGCAGGAAACGCGGCAAAAATTCGCCAAGTTTTTCTAAAAACCAAAACCAAAAAAATGAAAACAAAACAAAAACCCAACGACAACGATTTTGCAAAAGACGACGACGCACTCCGCCTCCAAGGCATGCGCCCCGGGTCCACCAAAGTCGGCGACCTCAAGCTCCGCCGCTTTGTGCCAGGCACCATCGACATCGTCCAGAGCAACAGCACGGGCAAAAAGGGCAACTTCTGGTCGGTCGCCGCTTTCGGCTACGTTCACACCGTCCCGCTCGACGAAGTGCTCGAGATCGCAGACAACCCCGACGCCTTCTCCCGCGCCGTTCGCAAATGGCATATTGAGAATTTTGAAACCCTCGAATCTCAAGCCGCGCTCACCGAGGCCGTGAAGCTCGAGTTCGAGCGCATCAACGCATCGGAGTCCACCTCAGCCACGGGCAACTCGTCGGGAAACTAAACAGCCCCAACTGGCTCGCCTCTTATGTTTACCAAGTCGCGAAACTTACTGGTTGGGGCCATCACGCCATTTTATTCGAGGTCCCATTCACGGCAGGACTGCAACTCCTGCACGCAGACGCCACCGCGCAGGGAGCACCCAAAGCCTGGAAGCGCAATAACACCGCAGCCGCTTTTGACTTGGCCAGCGATATAGAAGCTGTCTTTGCAAAACTATGAGCCAATCCCTTTCCATGTCAGTCGCCAACCTCGGCCTTATGCGAGCCTTCGATGAGATCGCAAAGGCCGCCGGCGTGACTTACAAGGAAGTGGTTCGCAGCGAAGCAGCCAAGATCCTCGAAGCCGCCTCTAGGAACACCCTAGCTGCACAAGTGCAACTCATAGAAAAAAACGTCAATGCGGCACCACGGCGGAAGCTTAATGGCAAGCTCTACAAGATGTCTTGGAAGCTGCCCGATGCCGTGTGGGCAATGGCGCAAGCTCAGATCTCCGCCTCCATCAAGCGCCGCAAAGCCTCTCGGGGCCTTGCCAAGAAAAGCTGGATACAAGTTGCACAAAGCATCGGCCTCTCAGTGAGCGCACCACGCTACGTCGAAGCCGCCACTACTAAAAACGGCGACTATCCGGGCGACGGCAAAGCCACAGAGGAATCCAACGGCTCGGACTTCGCCATCGTCCTCCGCAACTCTCGCACCTACTCGCCCTCGGTCTTCGATGCCATCCGCAAGGCCATGAATGGACGCGAGAAATTCTTCCGCAAAAACATGGAACTCGGCGTCTTTAAGAGCATCGAAACCATCGCCGCAAAATACCCCGGCCTTTACACAAAATGAGCGAAACCCTCGAAGTCAAAATAGGCGCATCCGACGCCGGATTAGAAGCCACCCTCAAGACCGTCCAATCGGAATTGGCAAGGCTGGACACCAAGATCAAAGGCGGCGACCTCTCATTCAAAGAGCTCGACCAGACGATGCGGAAGATCGCTCAGACCGAAGGCCTCGAGAAGAAACTAAAATCCATGGGCACCGACGCCGCCGGCACCTCGCCGAAGATCGACGCCCTCGGTGGCGACCTCAAGGCCATGGGAGCCAAAGCCGAAGACGCAGGCGAGAAAGGCCACATGAGCCTCGGCAAGATCGGCCTCGCCGCAGGCGTCGCCGGTGCCGCCGTTAAGGTTGGCATGATGGCAGTCGAAGCCGCGTTTGCCGCAGCGAATGGAGTCATCAACGCATTCGGTTCAGCGATCACGAAAGCCGCCGATTTTCAACAACTGGAAACGAGTTTCAATGTGCTGATTGGAAATACGACGCTCGCAAAAACATTTTTGGAAGACCTCACATCCTTCGCGGCATCAACTCCGTTCACGATCCCAGGCCTTGCGGACGCGTCAAAGACTCTCCTTTCATTTGGCGTCATGTCATCAGAAGTCCTCCCAATCGTGTCCATGCTCGGTGACGTTGCTCAAGGCAACGAAGAAAAACTAAAATCCCTAGCCTTGGCATTTGGAAAAGTCGAATCACAGGGCAAACTCACAGGCGAAGAACTGAACCAGATGATCGACTCTGGCTTCAATCCGCTAGATACCATTTCGCAAAAAACAGGCAAGAGCATGGGCGAGCTCCGAAAAGAAATGGAGCAGGGAGGCATTACATCGCAGATGGTGCGCGATGCCTTTACAGATGTCACTTCCGAAGGTGGCAAATTCTTTGAAATGACGAAAAATCAGGGCCTGACATTCAACGGTGTCATGTCCACCATGCAGGATGCCGTAGATGACCTCTACCGGCGCTTTGGTAAGCCAGTAATTGAGGCTCTGACTCCGATCATTCAAAAATGGTCTGAGCGAATAGCCGAGATCGCACCACTCTTTTCAGAAATTGGCGCAGCCGTCGCAAATACAATCACCTTTTTCTCGGACCTTGTGGACAAGGTTCTGAATGTCGATTCCGCCGTCAGCAATTTAAGCAGCAGCATCTCGGCCATCTCCGGTGGAGAATATGCCGCCGGCATCGAAAACCTTTTTCTCTCCATGAAAGTGTGGGCCATGGAAACAGGGAATGAGATTTACAAGTATTTAGGAGCAGCATTTACAACGGCAGCAGATTTTTTAGTAACTACACTCGGGCCATCTAGCGCAGGGTTCGCCCTACTTGAAACGGGATTTAGCATTCTTGCCGGCAAAGTAAAAGTAGAGCTTTTAGCTGGTATTGCTTCCGCGATGGAAGGAATGGGGCCGTTGTTTGCAAATGGAGCCAAAACTGCAAAATATCAAATGGAGACAGCTGCTAACTCTGTCAAGATGTTGACATTTGGACTTGGAGCACAAGTTGAGCTTGTGCAAGAGCAGATGACCGAAGCAGGCGCAGCATTGCCAAAATCATTTTCTGAAAATTACAAAGATGTACCTCCGCTTTTTGATGACATCAAATCAACTCAAGATCAGATCGACGCGAACAATGCAAAGATCGCGGCTTCTACAAAAACAATTGTATTGACTGACGAGGAGGCCGTTGCAGAAGCCAAGGCCTATTTTGACCAGTGGAAAAAAAGCAATGACCTTAAAGAGCAAGCCATCGCTCGCGCACTTGAAGAAAAGAAAATAAAATCCGAAGCTCTCCAGTTTGAGCTCGATCTCGCCACAGCAAAAGCGACAGGCAACCAAGCCGAGATCAAAGCCCTCGAAGAGCGCAAGGTATGGCTCGATGCTTGGCAAAAAGCAGTAAAGGAAGGAATGGGAGACGAGCAAGCCAACGCCTTCGCAGACGCCATGCTCCGCACCAAGCAGATCACCGACAGCATTTCGGGCAAAGACATCATCATCACCGTCACCACTACGGTCGAAGACAAGCGCTGGAAGACACTTCTCGCCGAGATCAATAGTGCCACGGCC